CGGTGTTACTGCTGCACTTTCAAATGTAGTTGTTCCTGGTGCAGGAAGCACATCAACATTCAGTGGATATCTAAAAGGTATCATTACTGGAGTTTCTACTGATGCTACAAATAGTGCAAGTAGTTTTGATGTTAAGATTGTTGCAAGAGTTGATGGTAGTGGAACTGAAACTAGAATAGATTATGCAGAGAACACTCAATATGCAGCATTTGATACAGATGACAGTGTTTGGTTTGTAAACAACGCTGGTATTAACACTGGTACTACTGGTGGTGGTAAGACTGCTGTAATATTCCCTGTTCAAACAACAACAGACTGGTATAACAATCAGACATTGGCATTAGAAAACTCAGTAGTTTTCTGGAAGTCACTGGCACCAAAACCAACTTCTAACGTTTATGTAACCGATAGAAATGGTGAAGGTGATGGAATTCACGTTGCTATAGTTGATGATTATGGAACAGTTACTGGAATTAAAGGTCAGATCCTTGAGAAGCATGTTTCTTTATCTAAAGCATTAGATACAGTTTCTGCAGTAAATTCTCCTCAGAAGATCTGGTACAAGCAATTCCTTGCGGATTTCTCGCAAAATGTTTATGCTGGATACAATCCATCACAGGCTATTGACTTAGCAAACAAAACTAAGGATGGTCATCCAACTGAACCTAGAGCAACTGGATTCTCAACTGCGTATACAAAATACACAACTGCTCAAGGTCTTTGGGGTCAAAAAGCACAGGATAATGTATTCGCTGCAATAGGTAACGTAACTTACGCTCTTGGTGGTGGAGAAGATTACAGTGCTGGAGTTCCTGCAACTGGTGAAAATGGTGGTATGACTGCCACATTATCAGACTTGATGACATCTTATGATAAATTCTCTAATACAGAGGAAGTTCAAGTTGATTACTTGATCATGGGTCCAAGTCTTGGTGCTAAAGATCAATCACAAGCAAAAGCAAATAAACTGATTGCTATTGCTGCAAATAGAAAAGACTGCGTTGCATGTATTGGGCCTCACAAGGCAGATATTGTAAATGTTACTAACACAACAACTCAGACAACAAATCTATTAACATACTTCAGTCCATTAACTTCATCATCATATGCGATCTTTGATACTGGATATAAGTATACATACGATAGATTTAATAATGAGTTTAGGTACATTCCGACCAATGCAGATATTGCTGGTCTGATGACACGCACAAATATTGTTGCATATCCTTGGTTCTCTCCTGCTGGACAGCAAAGAGGTATGATTAATAATGCAGTTAAACTTGCATATAATCCTACAAAGGATCAAAGAGATCAACTATATCCTGCAAGAATTAACTCTGTTATTACAAAACCTGGAACAGGTACAATGCTCTTCGGAGATAAAACTGCTCTAGCATACGCATCTGCATTCGATAGGATTAACGTTCGTCGTTTATTCCTTACAATCGAGCAAGCACTTCAAAAGGCTGCAGAAGCACAACTCTTTGAACTCAACGATGAGTTAACCAGAGCAAACTTCAGAAACATTGTTGAACCTTACTTAAGGGACATTGAAGCAAAACGTGGACTTTACGGATTCCTAGTTGTTTGCGACACGACAAACAATACACCTGATGTTATAGATAACAATGAATTTAGAGCTGACATCTTCTTGAAACCTGCTAAGTCTATCAACTACGTAACACTTACGTTCGTTGCTACTAGAACAGGAGTTTCATTTGAAGAAGTCGCAGGTCGAGTTTAATTGATTATCATTCTAATAACTAAAGGAGAACACTAAAAATGGCAACAACCAGAGAGAACAAATCAATTTCCGATTTTAAGGCCGCCCTCATTGGGGGCGGTGCTAGACCCAATTTATTTGAGGTTGAATTAACAACTTTACCTGCTGGTATTGATTGGGATGCTGATAACTTCAGATATATGTGTAAGGCTGCTAACTTACCTGCATCTAACATCGCAAACATTGATGTTCCGTTCAGAGGTCGTATTTTTAAAGTTGCTGGAGACAGAACTTTCGATGTATGGACAGTAACAATCATCAACGATGAAGGGTTCAGACTTAGAAATGCTATGGAGCAGTGGATGGATTTAATTTCAAAACTCTCCAATAACCTTGGTGCTACAGATCCAGCAGCATATATGACCAATGCCAAAGTTTATCAACTTGGTAGAGGTTCATCTACAAGTAGTAAAACCAGTGATGGAAATGCTAATGCTGTATTGAAAGAATACGAATTCATTGATATTTTCCCAACGAATGTATCTGCTATCGATCTTTCCTATGATTCTTCTGATGCAATTGAAGAATTTACCGTTGATTTCCAAGTTCAGACATTCTCTCTTGCTGGGGCTGGCGGTCCAAATGGGTAACTAAATAGGTATACGGATAAAATTTTAAATAGATCATGGCAAAACTTTTTGGGTTCTCGATAGAGAACACAGAACCACTATCTCCTACAGCGATCTCACCAGTTCCTCCCAATGCGGAGGATTCTGTTGATCACTATTTGAGTAGTGGTTTTTTTGGTACTCATGTAGATATTGAAGGTGTATATAAGACTGAATATGATTTAATTAAAAGATATCGTGAGATGGCACTTCATCCAGAAGCGGATAGTGCTATTGAAGATATTGTTAATGAAGCAATTGTATCCGATCAGCATGATACTCCAGTAGAAATTGAACTTTCTAATCTTAATGCTAGTGATGGTATTAAAACTAAAATTAGAGAGGAGTTTAAATATATTAAAGATCTTCTAGATTTTGACAAAAAATCTCATGAGATCTATAGAAACTGGTATATTGATGGTAGAATTTACTATCATAAAATTATTGACCTGAAGAAACCTATGGATGGTATTCAGGAACTTCGTTATATTGATGCAATGAAAATGCGTCATGTTCGTCAGCAGAAGAAGAATGAAAATGATAAGTATGGAAATAAATTAGTAATGAAGAGTAATGATAATCCAATGGATTATCGATTCCCAGAGATAGAAGAATATTTTATATACAATCCAGGTGGTAAGTATCCTACAGGTAATATTAATGCAACTGGTGCAAGCCAGGGAATTAAGATGGCAAAGGATTCTATTACATATTGTACTTCTGGATTAGTTGATAGAAATAAGGGATCTGTTCTTTCATATCTTCACAAATCAATTAAGTCACTCAATCAACTTAGAATGATTGAGGATAGTCTTGTAATTTACAGATTATCTCGTGCTCCAGAACGTAGAATATTCTACATAGATGTAGGTAATTTACCTAAAGTTAAAGCAGAGCAATATCTCAGAGATGTAATGATGAGATATCGTAACAAACTTGTATACGACGCATCTACAGGAGAAGTTCGAGATGACAAAAAGTACATGGCGATGCTTGAGGATTTTTGGTTACCTCGACGAGAGGGAGGGCGTGGTACTGAAATTTCTACTCTGCCTGGAGGCCAAAACCTTGGTGAAATCACGGATATTGAGTACTTCAAAAAGAAATTATATAGGTCGCTCAATGTACCCCCATCAAGAATGGACGGAGAAGGAGGATTCAACTTGGGAAGATCCTCAGAGATATTAAGAGATGAGTTAAAATTTACTAAATTCGTTGCACGTTTGCGTAAGAGATTTGCAAATATGTTCAATGATATGCTCAAAACCCAGTTAATTCTGAAGAATGTAATTACTCCAGAAGACTGGGAAACGATGAGTGAACATATACAATATGACTTCTTATATGATAATCATTTCTCAGAATTGAAAGAATCTGAGTTGTTAAATGAGAGATTAAATAGCGTTCAGGTAGCAGAACCTTACATTGGAAAGTATTTTTCACAAGATTATGTAAGACGTAAGATCCTTCGTCAGACTGATGAGGAGATTATTGAACAGGATAAGTTAATTGATAAAGAAATTAAGGATGGTATAATTGCAGATCCTGCAACCATTGATCCTGAGACAGGAATGCCATTTGATGCTGCTGGTGGTGGAGAGGATTTAGGAGCTCCAATCATGGAACCTAATCTTGATGGTGCTAAAGATGGTGGTAGAACAGAGTTGCCCAAGGGTGGTGAAATATAAATAGAAAAAATTAGATATTAAAATGAAGCCGACTCCTAAAGAAACTAAAGAAGCGTATAGGAATTATGAAAAGGTAGTTAAGCACCTGATCGAAGAAGGATATGCAGAAGATAGATCTTCGGCTGATAATATCATTAGCGGTATGAGTGAAGAGTGGTATTCATTAATACTATCTTAACTCAATACGTATAAATACTTTATAATATAATACTTTACCATGCCTGACATTACCCAAACTGAATTAATGGATATGATTGCTGCCGACGAGTCTCCATCTAACATTAGTAGTAAGATAAAAGACTTGCTCTATGCAAAAACTGCAGAAAAAGTTGATGCAGCTAGACCTGATGTAGCAAACACTATGTTTCAAGAACCCGAAACCGAATCTGAGGTAGATGATACTCCAGATGAGGAAGAAGAAGTTGAAGCATAAATAAGTAGTAAAATGGACTTTTAAAAGATAATGGCACATAGACCCGTTGGAGCAGGAGCTTCCATTGCAATTACAAAAGGATCTGCAGCAGTATCTGGCAAATTTGTAGTCAAATCAAATGCTGTAAGATTAGTTGCACTCAACGCTGATACTGCGGTAGCAATAAGTACAGGACCAGCAACTGCTGCTGCAACTGATTACATTGTTACTACTGGACAACCTGAAGTCATAGCACTAAATGTTGTTACTAATACTATTGAAAATCTTGCATCTTCTGGAACTACGACTATTATTACCTTGCCTCAAGGTCAACAGAGTCCATTTGTTGTTGGAGATTTTGTTACCTTAAGTGGTGCTAACGATTCTAATTGGGATACAGTACTTACCCATAAAGAGATTACGGGAATTAATGAAGCATATGTTCCTAACGGACATTACAATGCTAAATTACATTTACGTGATGCAAATACTAGTGGAGTTTCTACTGCCTATACTCAAAATAGTCAAGCAACTCTTTCAAAATCCATTGCACTAAGTACATATGGAGTAGACGGTACTGGTTCATTACATTATCAACAAGTTCAAATTTCAGGGGGTGCATAATGAAACTGATTAGAGAAGAAATTGAAACAGTAGAAGTTATCACCGAAAGTAGAGGTGGTAAGAAGACTCTTTATATTAAAGGGCCTTTCCTTCAAACAGAAACAGTGAATCGTAATCAGAGAGTGTATCGTCTCCCTGTTATGCAAAAAGAGGTTAAGAGATATACTGAATCGTATATCAGAAAGGGTCGTGCTTTGGGTGAGTTAGGCCATCCCGAAGGACCAACCGTTAATCTCGACAGAGTTTCCCATAAAATTGTTTCCCTTGAACAAAAGGGTAATAACTTTATTGGTAAAGCACAAATTTTATCTACACCTATGGGTAAAATTGCAGAGTCACTTTTGAAAGAAGGTGTTACTCTTGGCGTATCTTCTCGTGGAATTGGTTCAATTGCACAGAATAAAGAAGGATTCATGGAAGTTGGTGAAGATTTTCAGTTAGCAACTGCTGCTGATATCGTTGCTGACCCATCAGCACCTGATGCCTTTGTTCAGGGTATCATGGAAGGTAAGGAATGGGTATGGGAAGGAGGAGTTTTGCGTGAGAAGTTCGCAGAAAAAACAAAGAGGTCAATTAATACTTTAGTAGACCAAAACCTTCTAGATGAACACAAGTTAGGATTATTCAATGATTTCATTAAATCATTGTAAATTCTTAAACTTCTAAATAAATATAGATTTTAACTACAGATAAATCGGAGCTGTTCAAATGTCTCGTGGAGATTTACAAGAAATGGAAGTAGGCACTAAGCAATCCAAGACTGCCGTTAACGCTAACGCAAAGGCAGCAGACGCAATGCCAAAACTCACAACTGGTGGCACTACCGCTAGTGTTGAGGATCTTGGAGGGCCAACACCAGATAACTACAAACCAGATGATGATTCAGCAAAGCTGAAGCAACCTGGTGCTACACTTAAGCAAGTGAAAGATGTTGTCAACAAAGGTGCAAAAGCCGCAGACCCTATGAAGGGTGTAAAAGAGGAGGAAGAAGTTTCCGACGAATCTGTAATTGAAGAAGAAGAAGTAACTACTGATGAAGTAGTTGCTGAAGAAGAAACTTCTGAAGTAGTTGCCGAAGAAGAGACTACTGAAGAGGAAGTTGTAGAAGAGATCGAAACCGAAGCAGAGTTTGACATCGAAGAAGATGTTAATGCTCTTCTTGAAGGTGAAGAACTCTCAGAAGAATTCCAAGAGAAAGCAAAAACAATCTTTGAAGCAGCAATTAACTCAAGAGTTGCAGCAATCAAAGAATCTCTTGAAAAAGATGCCGAAGCAGTATTAGCTGAGGAAATCGAAACAGTCAAGACAGAACTTAACGAACGTGTTGACTCCTATCTAGAATATGTTGCTGACGAGTGGTTCACTGAGAATCAACTTGCGGTAGAGCAAGGTCTCAAAACCGAAATGTCAGAATCATTCCTAACTGGAATGAAGAGTCTTTTTGAAGAACATTATGTAACTATCCCTGAAGAAAAATATGATGTACTTGAGAGTATGGTAGAAAAACTAGATGACATGGAATCAAAACTCAACGAGCAGATTGAGAAAAATGTTTCCTTAAACAGCAGACTCGCAGAGTCAGTTGCAGATGGAATCCTCGAATCAGTTTCTGATGGCCTTGCTGCCACACAGAAAGAGAAGCTCGCCTCACTTTCCGAAAGTGTAGAGTTTGAAAGTGAAGAATCTTATCGTGAAAAGTTGGAAACACTTAAGGAATCTTATTTCCCTAATTCATCTCCAGCAACTAAAGCTGAGAACCTCTCAGAAGGTGTTGATAACTCACCAGCAACCGTTAGCGGTTCTATGAGTGCATACCTTAAAACATTGTCTCAGTTTAAGTAACTGATTTTAAAATTAATCAAACGTAAACTTTATTTTTAAGCAAATGTTCCAATCAGAACAATTGCAGGAAAAGTGGGCTCCACTTCTTAACTATGAGGGTCTTGATGAAATCAAAGACAACCATCGTAAAGCGGTTACAGCCGTCCTGCTAGAAAACCAAGAGAAATTTTTAAGAGAGCAATCAGACTTTGCTCAAACAGGATCATTCCTCGCAGAACAACCAAACCAAAACACCAGTTCAGGTTCAACAGCTGGTTTTGGTGGTAGTGCTCAAGGATTTGATGCTGGCCCAACTGCAGGTTTCGACCCTGTATTGATCAGCTTGATTCGTCGTGCAATGCCTAATTTGGTTGCATACGATCTTGCTGGTGTTCAACCAATGAGTGGTCCTACTGGACTTATCTTTGCAATGCGTTCACGCTATGTTGGTCCTGGACCAAATGGCATGAGTGGAAACGAAGCATTCTATAACGAAGCAGATTCAGCGTATTCTGGACAGGACTTCGGCTTCGACCTAACCAACGGCATGACAGACACTGCTGCTGGTATGGGTTCTACTGGTACAAGTGCTACCAACCCTGCTGTATTGAACCCAACTGGTTCTGCTGCATCTACTGGCTACAACGTTGGTCAGGGTATGCGTACAGACGACGCAGAAAAACTTGATGGTACGACTACAAATGCCTTCAACCAGATGGCATTCTCAATCGAGAAAGTCACCGTTACTGCGAAGTCAAGAGCACTAAAGGCAGAGTACAGTTTAGAATTGGCTCAAGACCTTAAGGCAATCCACGGATTGAACGCTGAAGCAGAACTTGCTAACATCCTTAGTACTGAGATACTTGCTGAGATTAACAGAGAAGTTATCAGAACTATCTACAAGGTTGCAGAGCAAGGTGCTGTACAAAACGTAGCAAACGCTGGTACATTTGACCTAGACGTTGACTCCAACGGTAGATGGTCAGTTGAGAAGTTCAAAGGACTTCTATTCCAGATCGAGAGAGATGCGAACGCTATCGCACAAAGAACTCGTCGTGGAAAGGGTAACATCATCATGTGTTCTGCAGACGTTGCTTCTGCTCTAACCATGGCTGGTGTACTTGACTACACTCCTGCACTCAACGCTAATCTTAACGTTGATGATACTGGTAATACATTTGCTGGTACGCTTATGGGTAAATTCAGAGTATACATTGACCCATATTCTGCAAACTTAACATCTGCAAACGGTGCTCCAACTGGTGGTAATCAGTACTACGTTGTTGGATACAAAGGTACTTCACCTTATGATGCAGGTCTGTTCTACTGTCCTTACGTTCCACTACAGATGGTTCGTGCGGTGGGTGAGAACTCCTTCCAGCCAAAAATTGGATTTAAGACTCGCTACGGCATTGTCGCAAACCCATTCGCTGAAGGCATCAACCAAGGTCAAGGTGGACTTAACGTTAACCAAAACCGTTACTACAGACGTGTTGCTGTTAAAAACCTTATGTAAGCGAGTTGCTTATATACTTTCAAAGACCTCCTTCGGGGGGTCTTTTTTTTGTCCTAAATACTGGTAGGAGACCTGTATGAACTAATGGCAACTGGAGGAAGAGATTCGCAGATAGAGAATAGAAATTTTCTTGCACCTGTAGGGTTTAAATTTAGTTTAAAAAGAAGTCCTGGTGTCGCATTTATGTGTAATCAGGCAAATATTCCTGATATAAATTTAGGACAAGCAGTTCAACCAACATACCTAAGAGACATTCCAACACCAGGTGATAAGGTTGATTTTGGTGATTTGACTTTAAGATTTTTAGTTGATGAAGATTTAAAAAACTTTATGGAGATTCAAAATTGGATCAGAGGATTAGGATTTCCAGAAAGCACTCAGGAGTTTAGAGACCTTCAAAAAGGTGGATTATTGCAAGGAAGATATGTTCAAGACAAGCAAAATGTTTATTCTGATGGAACACTTCAGATATTAACAAGTAATTTGGTAGCAAAGTTTAATGTCAATTTTAAAGATTTATTCCCTACAAGCTTGACAACTCTAACTTTTGATGCTACAGATACAGATATAGAATACTTTACAGCAGACGTATCTTTCAAGTATACTATATACGACCTAACTGATTTAAGTGGAACTGATTTATGAGTATTACTCTTGAGAAACTTCAAGAGATGTGGGAGAAAGATTCAAAAATAAATCCAGATGAACTTCATACGGAGTCATTAAATATCCCCTCTCTACATGCAAAGTATTTTGAATTATATAATACAATCTTTCTATTAAGAAAGAAAGCAGAGCAACAAAGAAAGAACATCCGTCATGAACGGTATGAGTATTTTAGTGGGAAAGCAGACCCAGATGTTTATATTGAGAATCCATTTCCAAAGAAGATAAGAGATAAAGATACCATGACCAAGTATCTTGATGCAGATGAAAAGTTATCTACATCAAATTTAAAGATAGATTATTATGATACGATGCTTGTTTATATTGAAAGTATTCTTAAGGTAATACAGAACAGAACATTTCAGATTAAAAATGCTATTGAGTATATGAGATTCCAATCTGGGATGGGTTGACAGGGGTAACTAAATACTATTAGATGCATGGACTAGGTGATTGACGAAAGAGCCAATGTCATCATATCCAAGGCGAATGAAGTATTTCTACAAGTTAATGCTGAACCTCACAT